CCTTGCCAGTCAATTGAATATATCCACGACCACGATACTTGTAGCCGTCACCTGAAGCTTCATCTCCATTTCCTATTCTATTTGCGTAGGCACGGCTACCTATTTTTTGTGGTTGTCTTTCGTACTGCTTTGCCAACTCATCAGTAGGGAAGTACTTTTTGAACACGGACCGTAAAGAAGTCCAGCTGTAGTTTAGGTTTTCCTGTACAGCTCTGAAGTGACCAGATTCATGTGAACACTGTGCCAAGAAGTGAGAAAGGCGTTGTGGTGTGTTGATACTGAATTTGCATACCACTTCCGGAATTTGTTGACGAACGGTTTCTGGAATCTTGTTTTTCAATTTCTCTATGAATGTTTTCATTTCTGCAGAAAGACAATCATCAGAAATTGTTGCTGCTGGTGCAGGTTCTTGGCAACTGTCTGGTAAATGCACATACTTTACTTTTCTATTCGGATTGGGATATTTCACAAAACACCCACATCCAGAACGATTGAATCCTGCACCACCTGTGGTGTTACCTTCAATGGTCTTTATGCGTCTCTCCGGCGGAGCATCTGGGTAAATACCTGCCACAATTCCAATATGATTTGCGTGGTTTGGACGAGCAGGGTCACCATAATACAAAATAGCTGCTCCCAGTTTAGGTGTATCAGATAGAAGACCTTTTTCTATAGCCCATTCATGCCAGCCTCTACAAGCTGCTGGATCTTTTGGAGGAGTAGGGGCGCCTGCTGCTTTCCACCAGTAGGTTACTGCTGAAGCACACCATTCAACACCTTTACCAGTATTTCTTAGTTGGGATTGATGAAATCCATATGATGTGGTGCTTTTCACCATGTCGTCAATGATACCTAGTTGCCCAACTGGCAATTCACCTCCCCCCAACTTACCTCCAGTATTTTTTGCTGCACCAGCGTTGGTACCAGTTTCCAGCATACCCACGTATTTCATGGCTTCTTCAATAACTTTTTGTGCTGTTTCACACGTGGCCTGTTGTGGTTCTGGATTGGAAGCAGGTGCCGAAATGACTTCTGCAACATCACCTTCTGATTGCTTCAATGATGCATACTCTTGTGACATAGGATCATCGAATTGTCGAGCTTCTAATGCTTCAGCAAAATATGCTGCACGGTCTTCAGGTGATAATGTGAATCCAGGTGGTGTAATTGAAGGTTCTTCAGGTTGACGCTCTTCAACAGCAGTTGCAGGTGTTGCAGCAACATAAGGTACTGGTTGTGGAGGAGAAACAGACAAGGCACCTTTGAAAGTTCCTTGAAATATATTTCCAGATGTAATAGGACTGGTAACTGATGTTTTTGTTGACGCACCCAAAGTTAAATTTGAACCAGCGTTCACAGTGATGTTATTAGAAGAAACAATATCAATTTTTTCTTTGGTACCTATAGTTACATCTTTGCCAGCAGTTAAATCAATTTTTCCTGCTACATTTAATTCATAATCTCCATGCACACGAGTTTTTAAATCTCCATCTACTTCTAAATTGCAATTATTTTTCACATAGATGTTACAACTACCTTCAACTGTAATGTTGGCTTTTCCTTTGATGTTGACATAGCCATTGCAATCTATGATATGATAATCATCACCAACAATATGACGAATCATAGTACCAGCACCATCCACTTCTAGATACGTCCCCTTGGTATGGTAGATATGTAAACGTTCAGCGCCAGGTGAGTCATCTATTTCAAAGACATGACCACTTTCAGATTGTGTGACATGGTTGTATGGGTACTTGGGACCGTAAGGTATTTCTGGTTGTTCCCAAGTACCTCCATCATTGGCAACATCAACTAATGTCACTCTGGCATCTTTCTTTTTTGCCACAATGGTTTCTTGAACCTTTTGATTTCGTGCTAATCTATTGGTGTCAGGTTCGTTGATGTATTCAGGAAGTGGATATTTGTTGGTGGGGTCTTGGAATCCGTAGTTGCTGGTGTTTTTCAACTTGTCGTAATAGGAACGAGCCATGACACCACCAATGGTGCCCATCATCAAAGGTTCTTGACAATCTTCACCATCACGGAAGAATCCTACAATCCAGGTGCCTTCCACTGGACCTATAGGTGTGGTTCCAATGCCAGACATGGCAGCAGATGTGATAGGTTGCATAGGATATGCCCATGGCAAACTATCTGTGGGTAGTTCTACTTTGTCCGCAGTGTGATAACCAACAATGCGAACTTTACATCTACCTAACAGAAGTGGGTCATTTCTATCTTCAACAACACCCACCCACCAGAAAAATCCATTGCCGTAAATGTTTTCCATATTATGGTAGTTCCTTTTGATATGAATCCTTCATGACTTCCATGTACATTGTGTGTTTGTTGGTCGCTATGCTATGTCGAATGGCGGTCACTAGATAGTTTCCTGATAGATATTGGTCTGTTAAATCTCTACCAGTTGCTTGATTTAAATCACGTTCAGTTGATTTGGGAATATTCAGAACAACAACTTTTCCCACCTCTATATCTGTTCTTCCTGGCACTTCAATCATCAAATGAAATTGACTGGCTTCGTACATCAAACTGTTTCTTTGTGCTGCCCATTTTTCAAACAATGGGTCTTTGGTTTCTTCAAACATACCGTATTGTTTCGTTCTTACACGACGAAACATATCTGGTTTTCTTGGCATTTTTTGTGGAAACGTTTGAGTCTTTCCTGTATCATGCAAATTCAACACTTTGTTATGATACTCAAACTGGTTGTGAATATTTTCATAATATTGTTTCAACGTGATGTCATGAGTTATCAAGTTGCTAGCATAATATCCAAAATCTTGGGCTTGAAACACATCAAAAAATGTTGAGGGACTAATGTTCAAAATTCTTCTGAATTGTACACTAACATTCAATGCATCTTCAGTAGCTGCTGTAGCACTGTATGTGAACGTGTCATATGGATTGGCTACACCTTGACGAATCAAATGTTCAATGCTAGTCAAATAGAAATTTTTGTTGCTTTCATAGAATACCACATTAGGAGCATTTTTGTAACTTCTGGTGACTATCCAATTGATTAATTTCAACGGCGACCAGTAAGGTGACACCACAGAAGTGCTAGACAGATGTTCTTCTAAAATTTGTAATTCTTTTTTATCTTTTAGATATTTGTCAAATACCGCCTTAATGATTTCATGAGTTTTTCCAGAAAACTTTTTGCTGATACGTGTGATGTTGTCTGTTAATGCTTCCAAAGAAATTAGACTGATGCTGTATATCTGCTGTGTGTTATCTAGTATACGTTCTTCCACACCATTCACATAAAATTGTTTTTGTAAAACGCCATTTGTGAATTGAGGTGTTCGAAATTTTACTGTGACCTGTTCAATACCAGCCAAAGGCAATTGAGTGATGAAGCTGGCGGAATCTCGAACCACTATATATCCAGTCATCACATTGGAAAAAATATCTTCATAGATGGATGTTTCCAACACAAGATTACGAATGTCATATTTTTTACCATTCGCAGTTATGGATATTTCTTCAATTTTAACATCACCTGCCTGTTGAATTGAATCCGACATTAAATGCCACCATTAATTAAATCAGTAAATTGTTGTGCCACAGCTTCTACATAAAGTTTGCTCAAAACTTTGATGTTTCTTTTGGCATCATTCACATCCACTTCATGTTGATAGTTTGTAACAGGTGTTGTAGAGGCGGAATATCCTTCATCCACAATGTATCCTAGTTCAGTGTCATAATAGTGATGCACATCTTCTTCTGGGTCCGTGATGGAAGTGATAGGCAAATCTTCTGTCCCTTGTGTGATGTTGTTCAACACATTTTCTGTAGTTAGAATGATTTTTCCAACCTGAGAACGCATGTGCACCACATCATCAACAATTTTAGTTACCAGAAAACTTCCATCATTATCTGAAGTGATGACATCATCCACAGCATACTCTGATGCATCAGGTACTTCAATTTTGAAATCATACTTCAGATACACCAAGTCTGTGACTTGTGCATCTAGGATGGGCCATTCTTCTCTGGGATTTGTGATGTCGTTAACCATCAATATCAACCAATGATATACTGGTTTCCCATAGAACAGATTGCTCACCAGTTCGGGTGTTTCACCATCTTTCACTAGATATTCATCCATGAACACCGTGTTAGCGCGAAATTGCTCTGACAAAGATACTCGACGAAGAAAATCCGTGATGATGATGGGTTTGTTGTTGCTTTGAACTAGTACTGCAGGAAATCGTGAAAAGTATTCCATGATTAGAACCCAGCAGTGGCAATGCGGTCGCGGAACAACAATTCCAATTCCAAGAAGGTCAGTGACAATGAAATTTCTGAAGGCGCACCACCGGTGCCACGTACAGAGATGAAATCACTGCCTCCATATTCCACTTTCATGTTGGTGAGTGCACAACTACTGGTACGAAACAGATTGGTGTTTCTTCCTTCATCCCGATAATGGTATTCAATTTGAAATTCAGCAGGATAGGACACGAAAAATTTCTCATCACCTAGTGTAGGATGCATGTAGTATTTGAACAAATCAATGATATCCAAAACTTGATTCATTTCATAATCATTCTTTGGAATGAATGTGTAATCAAAATTGAAACTACGAAAATTCATGGTTTTGAACAGCTGAGATTTAAAAGGATTCACAGCAGTCCCAGAAAATGCACTAGCAGCAGAAGCAATACTACCCATACCCCCCAGTCCCATTTCATTCATAGCACTGTCAGCATTTTGCATTGCTATAGCTGCACCTGCACCGCCAGCATTCTTAACGGCGTTTAGGGCCGCCGCCGCTCTGCCAGCCATGCCTTCGCCATTTCCCGTCATTATACCTCTTATGGCGCCGGCCGCTTCACTAGCCATGCCACCCAACGCTCCTAAATCTTCATCTGCCCAGGTGGCATTGTATTCAGTTCTGGGTTTGTTGTTCATGTATAACGCCACCACATATTTCAAAAATTTCGCATCTTTGGCAGAACCACCTTCGGCTGTGGCGACTGCTGCAGTAGTAGTTCCTCCTACCACCCCGCCAGCTATCGTGGCGCCAGTTGTGGCAATGTTTCCTAAATTTTGTCTGGTTGCGTCAATGACTTTAACACCTGTTCTTTGGTTTAATCCAAAGAAACTAGTGGCTCTTCTAGCAACTCCTCTGGCCATGCTAGCACCACCCACAGCACCTGCGGCTCCAGACACAGCAGCAGCTGCCACTGGACCCACCTGCGTCTCTGGACGAAACTGTGAGCTGGGCTCCACTAGATTCAGTGCCTTTACTGCCTTGTCACTTGCCAGTTGTTCCTTGGGGGTAACACCAGAACGCTCTGAGATGTAAAACATCATGTAATGAGGAGTAGTTTCACTACCTACATCCTGAGGATATCTGTAAACGGTCAGCTCGTTGGCTTCTAACCCTGCGATGGCTTTTCCGGGTGTCAGAGTGTTTGCACTTCTATAGTTGGCCATAAATAGTTTCCTTGGGAATACTTTAGAGAATATTTATATGGCTTATACCAAAGATACATACAAAGGAAGATTCATCCCCAACAATCCCAAGAAATATGTGGGAGATGTCACAGAAATCATTTATCGTAGCAGCTATGAACTGAAATTCATGAAATGGTGTGACTTGAATGAGTCAGTGCTACGATGGGCCAGTGAAGAAATTGTCATCCCCTATGTCAGTCCCATGGATGGACTGGTTCACAGATACTACGTGGATTTCTACATAGAAGTTCAGGACAAAACTGGCAGAAAGAAAAAATATCTAGTGGAAGTGAAACCCCACCGATTCACCGTACCTCCGGAAGTTCCCAAACGGAAAACCCAGAGATTTATATCAGAGGTGAAGCAGTGGGGTGTGAATAATGCCAAGTGGACAGCAGCACGGCGTTTTGCTTCTCAGAACGGATGGGAATTCATGCTTGTTACAGAGAAGGATTTAGGGAGTACTTATAAATAGTAAGTAGTTTTTTAAATCATTCCGGACATAGTAATTCTAACACCTTGTCAAGTAGTAGTCAAGCCCTGAATTTTACCATAATGCCAACTAATCCCATTCAACAACTTCGTGACCAAGAAACACCCACCAGTTCCTTCCGGTGGTATCAGGACATGATTCGAAAATTGGGGTTGACCAATATTCAACCCCAGAAGGTGTTGAGAAGTGATATTGGTGAGTTTGTGACCAATGTGGTGATGGGTAATATGTATCTGTTCATGTATGACCCCAAGATGTCAGCTAAACTACCATATTATGATACTGTGCCAGTGGTGATAATCTTCAGAAAGGTACCTGGGGGATTCTACGGATTGAACATGCATTATCTTCCACCGTTGTTTCGCATGAAGTTGTTGGACAGAATGATGGAGATGGTGGATGATGAAAGTCTTAGTGAAGATGCCAGAATGATGGTGACTTGGAAGTTGTTGAGTAATGTGGCAAGATATCCAGGATCCAATGTAGCTGTGAAACGTTATCTGTATGACCAGATTGGATCCAGAATCATGAGAATCTACCCCAAAGATTGGAGAAAGACCATCATGCTACCCATTGACAACTTTGAGAAGGCTTCACGAAATCAAGTATTCAACGACGCACGGAGCAAAATGTAATGAGTGTACTTAGCGCAATAGGAAATGCTGTCAAAAACACAGGTAAAGGTTTAGCTAATCTTACTAAACCTGTGAAACCAGAAGGTGACCAGGGAGGAGCAGCTGCCAATCCCAAGGTAAAACAAATTGAAAGTGTGGAAATTCCATCACTGGAAAAATTCATAGCTTTCATCAAACAAAACAATCTAGCTCGTTCCGAAAGATTTTTTGTGGATTTTCCTGGTGTTAATCAAGGTGAAACACTCACAATGTTGTGTCATCAAGCTTCTTTGCCTGGAAGAAGCATTTCCAGTAGAGTTCTTAGAATCAATGGATTGGACAGACAATTTGCACACACAGCAGATTACGGTCAAGAAATAACATTGGAATTTCTTATGGATACCGACTACACACCACGAGCTGTTATGGAAGCTTGGATGAATGATTGTGTATCTGCGTTTGAAAAAGACACTAGTAATGAAGTAGGATTCTATGGTGAATATACTAAAAACTTAACCTTGAATGTATTGATACCTGCGGGTATCCCAGGTGAAGCTCTATTCAACTGGAGTCCAACCCAAGCTGACTTGGGACTGCGTGATAAAATCACCACAAGTAACAAAGGAGCGAACGTTGCCATAGACAAGTTATTTGGGCGTGGTAAACGTTTAATTGATAACAAGTTCACCAAAATAAAATCTCAAGCTTTTGGTGCTGTTAGTGGTATTGCAGCTCCTTTATTAGAGCTATTGACTGAATCTGACCAGATTGTATGCCAGGTTACACTAGTTGATGCCTGGCCTAAGAGTGTCATCATGATGCCACTAGGATGGGACAATTCAGGGTTGCAACGGATGAGTGTCACATTCACTTATCATCATTGGGAGACGGCTATCGCAAAAGTTTCACTATCTGGCGAGGAAACAGCAAATAACATTTCACAGAATATGGCAAAGGGATTGAAGAAGTACACAGACAAAATACCAAAACAGGACTTGAATAAATTAGGTAGTGATTTGAAGGCAGGAATAAAAAGTAGTTCAACTAGATTATTTGGACGTGGTTAACACAAGGAGATGACATGAATATACCTAAGGTAAAAGTTCCAACATTTACAACCACTCTTCCCGTCAAAGGAGAAAAAGTAGAATTTCGGCCTTTTTTAGTAAAGGAAGAGAAAATATTGCTGTTAGCAAGTGAAAGTGAGAACACTGAGGATGTGATATATGCGCTGAAAGATGTAGTATTGGCTTGTACTTATGACAAAGTGAATCTACATGAGCATTGTTTGGCAGACATGCAATGGTTGTTTTTACAGATTCGTGGTAAGTCCGTGGGTGAAGAAATAGATTTGTATCTAGTGTGTGGAGATTGCCAAGCTAAACAACCCTACACTCTGAACGTGGCAGATTTTGAAGTGGTGAATCCTGAACTGAGCAAAACTATAACATTGGATGCATCCACTAAAGTAGAAATGAGATATCCCACTTTGGAACATTATGCCGCTTTATTTGAAACCGACTCAGAAGAAACATTGTATTCTGTGGTGGCAGATTGCATCACCAAGGTGTATAATGAGGATGAAATGTTTGTGAATGATGGTAACAGTCAGGCAGAGCTGTTGGAATTCATTGACAATCTAACACCTGAACAGTTTGCACCATTTGAAGGATTTTACAAGAATATGCCGGTGTTACGGAAACAAATTGCATTCACATGCAAAGCCTGCAACAAAGACAATGAGCTTGCGGTGGATGGAATCAACCATTTTTTCGGATAACTCTTTCTCATGATAACTTGGTGAATTTTTACAAGACCAATTTCTTGTTGATGCATATTCACAAATATTCTTTGACAGAAATTGAAAACATGATGCCATGGGAAAGAGAGACTTATATAGGATTGCTACTAAAATACCTGGAAAAGAAAAATAACGAGTAACTTAAATGGCTAAATCTAAAGCAACTAGCAAAGTAAAAAAGACAAAAAGTGAAGTGGCAAAAACTATTCGAGGGGATATCTTGCAATCCAAAGATATGCCAGCGACTGATGAGCCTACACAATCTGTAAGTACAGCACAAAATGTTGCTGCAGTTGCAGCTGCCATTGAAATAATGTCGGACTCACAAGAAGAAGTGTTGTTAGACATCTTGAAAGCTTTAGAAAACATCCCAAAGAATCGTGAAGAACAAGAAAAACAATCTCAGGATACGTTGGAAAAACTTATCAAAGTAATTGTTAAACTAGACAAGCAGATAGAAGAAGCCACTGAGGCTGGTGATACGGAAAAAGCCACCAAGTTGCAGGGTATGCGTGACACACTCCGTGGAGAAGCTGACACTCAACAGAAACTTTCTCTACAAAGCCTAAATGCAGCACCGAAAACATTTGGTGAAACAATAGGTCGTGCCATGGGTGTGGAGCCTACCATGATGCGTGAACAGGGAGGAGGTGTCAAAGGTCTAGCCAAATCATTATTCAAAGGCACCAGAGATTACATTGGTGCTGTCAGCAATCCAGGCAAATTCAATCAGTCGTTCATCCCCACAGTTGATGAAAAAATTCAAAAACAAAAGGAAGAACAAGCAGCCAAGGACACCATTTCATCAAGTCTAGGTGAGTCTCGTAAGGCTGAGATTGCTGAAAAAATCAAGGATGTTCCAGAACATCTACGGATTAAAGTGGATCCAGAAACTGGATCCCGATACCGTACAGGAACAAAGGGTAACAGAATCAATGAGTTTGAAGAATCTGGTGCCAAGAATTCTAGATTTGAATTTGGTACACTTGGCAAGATGGTGGATGAAACCACCGGAAAGAACTATGATTATGGTACAGCAGCAACAGAAACTAAAGCTACAGCATCTACAGCAGCCAGACCTACCGCTAGCAGCATCTTTGAGGGTGAAGCAACTACTGATACTGCCACCGACACCGGCTCTCGGGATATTGTAGACAAACTAGATGAAGTGAAAAATTCCATTGAAGAGCTGAACACCACCTTGGAAAACAAAGAGATGGGAGGAGGAGGCGGAGGTGGG